TTTAAGGGAGACAACATGAACATAATTAAGACCATCTTAAAACACATTGAGGATAAGCCATTATGGGCAGTAGTAATTCTTATAATCGTTATGTACGTACTTGCCTGATACTGGTCTGTTTGCTGAGTATCGCAGGATGCAGCAGTCTCAAGAAGAGCCTTATAACGGGAGCAGCGACGAGCGCCGTTGTTGGTGTAACGAGTGTCTTGCCGGGGGGTGTGATTGTACCGACGGTAGCCGGTGGACTAACGGCTGCGACTGCCTCTGCCCTAACTGCCGAGGACCGGACGAAAGGTGAACCACTTTCAGTCACTGCTGACACCGTTGTCAATAAAGCACCAGATAACTTCTGGACACTGCTTGGCAAGCTGGTGGGTATGGGTGGATGGGTGTTAGGGTTGGTCCTTATACTCCCGATGATTCTGGGTTGGATAATCCCCGGACCACTCACAACCCACAGGAAAAAGAAAAAGAGCTAGTCCGAATTAAGTGGGTGGATATTATCTCCTACTCAGATTGGACTACACACGACAAAGTTTCATGCCCTGTATTTGAGAGTATAGGTTGGCTTGTACACCAAGACAAAAAAGAAATAAAAATAGCCACCACCCTGGACAGGGTTGATGGCTTAGGAGAAAATGATGGAGAACCTACTTATTACGGGATAACTTCTTTTCCTTCCGGTTGCGTTCTTCAATGCGTTCCTTTGCATAATCATCCAAGCTGATACCCTCCATTTGTTCAAACCTTTCACCCCAAGTAACTCCGGTTGTGGGGGTTTGTCTATTTCTATTTACCCAGCAGTATCGAGCAAAGTGGTATCTCCTATTTTCTTGATCTCTATCATACCTTTCCTTCCAGTTGCTATAGTCTTTCATCCAGCTTATCTATCACCAGTGTTCTCAGAGTGCTGATGGGGCGTAATCGAGATACTGGAACGCCAAAACAAGGGGGTCTCTCTGGTCTACCAAAATCAGTTTTGAATTCCTCCTGGACACACTCTTCACCAGGCAACCACCCCTGTATGATGTAATTGGGTTCACCACCCTTTCTCCACAGGTCCACCACCAACACATAGTTTCTTTTTTCTACTGGGTCCTGTGGTCTGACCAATAAATGCCTCTGTATGTCCTTGACAGAGCGCACCTCAATATCCTCACCTATGTCTGCCTTCTCATGGAAGGTATCAACGCTACCATCCCAAAACATATTTAACGCCTTGGCTACAGCACACTCTGCTGCAGCGCCCTTGATGTTCATATCGAACAAACCACCCTCATCCCTTCCCAGGCCATGCTTAAAGGCGTTGTGGCCAGCCCTCATACTACTAAAGGACCGGGCCATCCCCACCCTGGCAGCCATTTCTGCCTCATACCATGTTAACTGGATCTTCATCAGGCGATGATGTCTTCTGGCTCTACTTTCTTAGGAAACTCCACTACAGTAGCGCCTTCTATAGATCTCAGAACGCTGTTGATCTCAGGGTTGAAGAAGTCCCGGACAGTTTCCCAGATCGCATGTTCATTCACATGCCCTGACTCACCGGAGGCCTTCTTTAGCGCCTCATCAACAGTGCTCAGGTGATCGCCCTTTTGGGCAAGGATGTTAGCTACTGTGATTGAAGAAGAGGTATGGAAAAGTAACATCCCTATAAGGGTGTCAACGTCCAGGTCTGTTTTCAAGTTTTATAATCCTCCTGTAACCGGCCAAGAACCCTAGAAAACCTCTGAGGTTATCATCCAGCTCAGTTGATTTGGCTGCCTCAAACTCACCCGAGAGTTTGTCTAGGCGCAACACGTAAGAACACTCCACATCCCTCCCGTACATGTCAGCTATGCAGGAAGCGTAAGCAGCGCACTGCAAGTGGTGAGAGGAGTAGATGGCTTTAGAAGTCTTGAAGTCAATCACACAGAACTCATCATCAACCTCAGCCACTGCGTCTACTGTCCCTGCGTACTTGTGTTCCCGGTTGTAGACCTTCTGCTCCGCAGCGAACCAGTTGACGTCATGTTCCTTGACCCAGTCCCTGAAGGCGTTGACAGAGTTAACAGCGTTTTCATGGGGTGGCATAGAGGGAACCTCTTTCCTTATCCCCAGCTTCCACTCAATGGCGTTCTGGCAATAGCCGTGCGCTTGATGACCTATCTGTAGAGCCTCCCTGTTGGAGGCCCTGTGAGCGTTTCTAATCCCTTTAGCCATGTCATCAGGGGACAGCTCATCTTCTTGGTGCTCAAGGAACCACCGTGCCCCCATGCTGGCTGCCCAGGGGACGAGGGCCGGTTTAGCTATATTGTCTAAAACCGTGGTGGTTGCTGGAACATACTTACCATCAACACTATACGAGTGTTTCTTTTCCAAGAATTCCAGATCGACAGTGGTGCCGTCATGGTATTCAATGGTGTGGACAGTCAAAACGGTAGGTCATCCGCCTCGTTATTACGATCCCCGTTATCCTGGGGGAGGGAGAACGTCACCTTCAGGTACTTCTTTCCGCTCTTGCTGGTGTTGGACCAGCCAGCGATACGGTACTCAGTACCACCGACGAGACCCTTCCCGGTCATGTCTGGGTGACGCTCACTCTTCTTGTTCTCTTCTCTGAAGAGGGCGCCTTCGTTGTCCTTCTGCTGAAATGCTGTCATTTTAGATTCCTCTAGTTGACGTTGAGTAAGCTCTTGCTGATGCGCCCAAGCCTGGGCGTTATCTTCATCCTGCATAATTTGTTCGGGGGTCATTATATAGTACCGGCTCTTAGGTTTGCTTGAAAAGTTTGCCCTACTCTGACCTTTAATCTTGCTGCTTCCATTAGCCATCTTATCTCTTCGTCCTCCTTCACCGCAATCTTGTATGCATCCAGTAGTTCAATGTACTCATGGTGGGCATAAGCCCAGGCCTCTGAGGCTGCCACTGTTTTACCCGGGCCAGCCCTCCCAAATAGGATGGCTATTTTCGCTTTCTTAAATGACTCCAAATGGAGGCGGTCAGATCTAGCCTGCGCTGCCTTGGTTGCGTTGTCCCGGATGAAGTCTCCAGCCCTCTCTATCTCTTCTTGGGAGATCATGCGATGGGTCTGTCAGGTATCTGCTCTATGTAAACTAGAGAATTGTCTAGCCCCACCCTCTGGCGTTTAGTAACAACCCTTGAGGTTGAGGTCCAGTGTCTGAAGACAGGACAACAAACAGCAGCCTTCCGACAGTGGTCTTCATATGTGCAGGTATCACAGGGTATGGGATCGTTTCTGTTCATTATAAAGAGTTAGTGATTGCTTCTTTGAGAGCATCCCGGTCCACCCCTAACACCCCCTGACTGACAGCCCTATCCAATGTCTGTAGTATAAAGTACATCTGGTGATCAATCAAATGGGTGGTGTCGTGCATTTCCCGGTGGTGTTCAGGGCACAGAGGCATTGTGAATATGTCACTGGCCTTGTACCCCATCCCTCCACAGTAGGGAGACATCCTCCCCTTTAAGTGATGGGCCACCACGTTCTCTTCGGATCTACAGTCAGCGCAAGGGAGCGTCTGAACAAACTTCAGATACTCCTTGCTTTCCCAACGCTTGTGCTTACTCAAATCCATGTTTAGTTATAGATGCTGTGTGTGCTGCTCCATATTCCCCAACCGTAAGTCTGGTTGCATAAGAACACCCCGATAACATCCCGATTACTAACAACATAGTTAAAGCCTTCATATATTACACACTCCTGATAAGCATTGTTCCTCACTGTTGTCCTCAAAGATAACACCTCTCTTCTGGACGGCTTCAGTATACGGAACGGTGGCTATTGGTTGCCCTCCCCTGGAACCATCCGGGTAACAGGTCAACCCCCTCAGACCATGAGCGTACTTGGCTACAATCTTGGCAAAGCCCTCCACACTCCCTTCATTGTTCAGCTCTGTCCCCCAACCTGGAAGGTTAAGGGTGCTGGAGATCGCATGGTCCACATACTTCTGTACGTCATACTGGAATTTAATCCGGCGCTCTGGATCTCCAGCTAAATCGTGAGCGGTCTCTATTTTTTCGGGGGAAATTCCATCTTGAATCAGGGACTCAGCAGTGCCGTCTATGCAGATCTGATACTTCCACTTAGTCCCATCAGTTAAGTACCTCCTTCTATACCCCACAGCGTAAATGGGTTCTATTCCGCTGGTGGTCCCTGCGACGATTGAGATACTCCCTGTCGGTGCGATTGCCCTGTACCCTTTAGGCCTGGACACAAAGAACCGATCACAGTGTTCATTGGCTGCATGTTCTGACTCATCACGATAGACCTTGAGCCACTGCTTCAGCTCATCACACATACCATAGGTATGTCCCCTCTTCAGGAGCCACTCATGTAGCCCCATGAGACCTAGCCCGAGTCTCCTATTTTTCTCCCGGACCATTTTAACTTTTTCGTAGGGTAGGGTTCCTCGAAGCGTCCCACACACCAGAAATTTTGAAGACACCTGGACCACTTCCTTAAACTCTTCAATCGTTTCGATGTTCGCCATGTTGATCGAAGCCAGGTTACATACATCGCTGTCATTTTCGCTCGAAATTTCTGTGCAGGCGTTACGGAGAGTTTCATTTTCCTTCTCACCAAAGTTGAAGCTGAACCCAGGTTCACCAGTCATCAGTGCTTGTCTGCAGTTCTGCATGAATATATCCGGGAACTGTTTTGTTTCCAGTTCTTTGAGGAAAGCGTCGTCATAGTTTAAGCTGATGTTCATCATGTCTAACGGAGCTGGGTAGTTGAAGTTATGTTCCTTAGCTTCAGCTATACTCATCCCATCCTTCCCAATAAACATCATGTGCCAGTTCTTCAGGGTCAGAAATTGCTTGGCGTCTTCGTGCTGCCAGTTGAGGCTCCCATACATAGCGGATCGTCTTGACCCACCCTGCATTACGTTCCTTCCCACCTCGTTTATAGTGTACAGAAGTGGAATCGGGCC